GGGTGAAGCTGTGAGCGAAAAGCAAACCTACATACTTGCCCACAGCACGGCCCGCAATCGTGCCATGTACGCCATCGCCCACGCGCCAGAGGGCCACATGGTCACGATCTCCGAGCCAGCCAAGAAGCGCATTCAGGAAGAGAAATATCACGCTATGTGCGGCGACATCTCCAAGCAGTGCGAATTCCTGGGCAGGCGTCGAAGCCTCAATTGCTGGAAGCGCCTGCTTGTCGAGGCGTTTGTCAAAGTCTTGAGGGACGAAGCCAAGGCCACCGGCAAGCCTGATCCGTTCCCGGCTGGCGAAGTGCTGCCTAGCATCGACGGCCTGCGCATCGTTCAGGTCGAGGTGCTCACGCGTGATTTCACGGTCAAGCAGGCGGCATTGTTCATTGAATACCTCTACAGCTACGGCGCCGAGATGGGCGTCAAGTGGTCTGATGAGGGCGTGCGCTTCACTGCGCCGAAAGAGGTGGCGGGATGAGCGATCACGTCTACTACCCCAAGACAAAGCACGTCCGCAGCGAGCCATACTGCCGCCTGATTGCTCAAATGCCGTGCTTCGGCTGCGGCATTGAGGGACACAGCCAGGCCGCGCACCCAAACACCGGCAAGGGCGCAGGCATCAAAACGTCAGACCTCGACTGTTTCCCCCTTTGCGCTGATCGGCCGGGCGTCAGGGGTTGCCACTCGCTGCACGACCAAGGCGGGCTTGCCTCCAAGCTGGACCGGCGCAGGCTGGAAGTGTTTTATGTGGAGTCGGCACGCACACGAGCGCGGGCGCTGGGTTGGTCGTTTGGGGTGAGCGCATGAGGCGGGCCGCAAAGATTGATGCAAACCAAACCGCCATCGTCAAGGCTCTGCGGCAGATGGGCTGCACCGTACAACACTTGCACTCAGTGGGCGACGGTTGCCCCGATTTGCTGGTGGGTGCTCATGGCGTCACGCTGTTGGTAGAGGTCAAGGACGGGTCGAAGCCCCCAAGCGCAAGACGCCTCACGCCAGACCAAGAGATATGGCATCGCTCATGGACGGGCGGGCCTGTGGCCATCGTCAACGACCTGACGGGAGCAATCCACGCTGTCAGGGCACTACAGAAGGAAGCCGCTGAATGAGTGAGCCGAAAAATACGGGGAAGTTCGGCCCCGGCAACAAAGGCAAGCCAAAGGGCGCCACGAACAAGGTCACGAAGGAACTGAAGGACATGATCTTGCAGGCCCTTGACAACGCGGGCGGTGTTGATTACCTCACTGACCGCGCCAAAGACCCGCGCACCTCATCCGCCTTCATGACGCTGGTTGGCAAGACGCTGCCAATGACGGTCAAGGGGCCGGGCGAGAACGGTGAGCACACGTTTCAAAAGATCATTGTTGAAGTGGTCAAGGCCAAGGAATGAGCGAGCTGCGCATCAAGGTTCCCGAGGTGTTCATGCCCCTAGAGGGGCCGCATCGCTACATCGGCGCCCACGGTGGCCGGTGCTCGGGCAAGTCGCACTACTTCGGTGAGCGGTGGCTGCGCGAGAACGTCGCCGAGCGGTTGGATGTTGTGTGCCTGCGCGAAACCTTGAAGTCGCTTGAGTTCTCCGTGAAGAAGCTCCTAGAAAGCAAGATCAGCACGTACAACGCCGGGGCCTATTTTGAGGTGCAGGACCGGCGCATCCTATCCACGCATGGCGGTGTGACGATCTTTGAAGGCATGCAGAACCACACCGCCGAGTCAATCAAGAGCTTGGAAGGGTTCGATCGCGCATGGTTTGAAGAGGCGCAGAACGCAAGCGACAAGAGCCTGACGCTTCTCCGTCCGACGATCCGCAAACCTGGCAGTCAGTTGTGGTTCGGCTGGAATCCGGACCTTGAGACAGACCCGATTGACCTCCTGTTGCGGAGCGATGAGCTGCCGCCTGGCGCTGCCGTCATCCAAGCAAACTACATGGACAACCCATGGATGTCTGACGAGATGCGCGCCGAGATGGAGTATGACAAGCGGCGCGACCCGGACAAGTACGCGCATGTGTGGCTGGGCAACTACCGGCGCAACTCCGAGGCCCGCGTGTTCAAAAACTGGCGCGTTGAAGAGTTTGACGTTGACCCATCGTGGACGCTGAGGCAGGGCGCCGACTGGGGATTCAGTGTGGACCCGTCAACCCTCATTCAGTGCTCGATTGTCGGCCGCACGCTGTACGTGGCGCACGAGGCTTACCGCGTCGGGTGTGAGATTGACTTCCTGCCCGATCTGTTCCGTACGGTGCCCGATGCTGAGCGGTGGCCGACCACGGCAGATAGCGCCAGACCCGAGACGATCAGCTTCATGCAGCGCCACGGGTTCCCGAAGATGCTCGCCGCGATCAAGGGCGCCAAGAGCTTGGAAGAGGGCGTTGAGTTCCTGCGCACGTTTGACGTTGTTGTGCACCCGCGCTGCACGCACACGATTGAAGAGTTGACGCTCTACAGCTACGAAACGGACCCGCTCACCGGAGCTGTGCTTCCAAGGCTGGCCGACAAAGACAACCACGTTATCGACGCCCTTCGCTATGCGTGCGAGGGCGCAAGGCGTGCAGCCAAGGCCAGTGGCCCCGCCTACGACTTCACCCAATCCGCAGCGCAAGGGATGGCAATTTAGCTATTGAACTTGCGCAAATGATAGCCGTGTGCTATCGTGCGCCCCAATCGCGCAGCAGTAACGCGAACCCTTTACCAACGCCGAGATGGCGCCGTAAACCTATGACAGACGCACTCCAAGAGGCCCAGCGCCTCTACATGGAGGCTTTGGACGCCTCAAGGGAGCAGCGACTCCAAATTGAGGAAGACTTGCGATTCTCGGACCCGTCCGACCCGCAGCAATGGGAAGAGGATGTGCGTCGGCAGCGTGAGCAAGACCCGGGCGGCAAGCGCCCCTGCCTGACGCTGGACCAGACCGGCCAGTACGTCGCCAATGTGGCAGGACAGATCGAGCAGCAGACCCCATCGCTGCATGCGATCCCGGTGGGCGGTGGTGCCGACAAAGAGGCAGCCGAGCAGATCGACGGCCGGTTTCGGCACATCGAGCACGCATCGCGGGCGGTGCAGCACTACACCACGGCCATGACCAGCGCCGCGCGCACTGGTGTGGGCTATGTGATCGTTCGGCCTTACGCGACTGACCGCGCCCTGGGCTGGCAAGAGCCACGCATTTCGTCCGAGCCTGACCCGCTGCGTGTGGTGTTCGACCCGTGGAGTGTGGAAAAAGACGGCATGGATGCCACGTTTAGCTATCTGCTGACGCCGTGGAGCCCGCACGAGTTTGAGCGCAAGTATCCGAAGAAGGACATGCGCGACTTTGGCGACACAGAAAGCCGCCGCGTTGATGTGCGCAAGAGCGTCCTTTTGGCTGAGCAGTGGCACAGCGAAGAGCACGCGCAGAACATGATTGTTTACGTTGGTGCAGATGGCCAAGACGCAGCAGTCACAGAGGAAAAGTATTGGGAGCTGTACCAGGCTGGCCTGATTCCACATCAGGCCGAGCAGCCGCGCGCCTACAAGGACAAGATCACAACGATCCACTGGCGCCTGATGTCAGGTTGCGACGTGCTGGAAGACAAGGTGTATCCAGCCGATCACATCGGCATCGTGCCCGTCTATGGCTACATGTCGCACGTCAATGGACGCATGAAGTTCTGCGGCATCCCTCGTCGCGCGCGCCAGGCTCAGCAGGCGTACAACTACCACAAGTCCGAGCTGATGATGCCGGGCGCGCAGCTTCTGGCGTCTAAACGCGCCCTGCGTGGGGTTGAAGCTCTATGGGACAAGGCGCACACGCAGCGCCGAGCCTACCTGCCGTTCAATGACGCAGACGAAGAGGGCCATGTCGCTCCGCCCACGCTCATCAAGACCGGCTCATCGCTGGTTGACCACTTCCAAGGCGCTGAGGGCGCAATCAGGGACATTCAGGCATCGCTCGGCATGTACCAGGCCACGCTTGGCGCCCCGTCGAACGAGTCCAGCGGCGTGGCCATTGAGTCGCGCAAACAGCAAGGCGAGGCGAGCAACGCTCATTTCCCATCGCACCTGGCAGCATCGCTTGGTCAGGTCGGCCGCATCGTCATGCAGATGGATGCAAGGCTGACGGACACGCGCCGCACCCAGCCAATCATGGGCGTTGATGGCACACCAGGCCAAGTCAACGTAGACCCGGCTCAAAAACAGGCGTTCATGCGCGCGGCCGATGGCAAGGTGACGATCAACCCGGCGCAAGGCTCGTACGGTGTGCGCGTCGTTGTGGGCGCGAGCTACAGCACGCAGCGCACCCAGACCAATGCAGCCTTTGCCGAAATCATGCGCGGCAACAAGGAGCTTGCGCCCGTGGTGGCGCCGTTCTGGGCTCAGACGCTGGATTTCCCGGGATCGGACAAGTTCGCGCAAGCCATGGCCGCGATGGCGCCAGCGCCTGTCAAGGCGATTTTGCAGCCTGAAGGCGCAGACAAAGGCCCCGATCCCGCCGCGATGGCCCAGCAACTCAAGCAGTGCCAAGAGGCGCTGCAAGAGGCCATCCAGCACGCGCACGACGCGCAGCAGGACGCAGACGAGGCCATCGCAGCGCAAGCCGAGGCTAAACGCATTGCCGAGGTGAGAGAGCGTGAGCTTGACATCAAGGCTTACTCTGCCGAGACCGACCGACTCAAGGTCACAGGCGCCAATGTTGAGCAAGTCCAAGCCATCACGCGCGACTTGATTGAGCAAATGCTACAGCAGCCCGACCCTTTGCCGGGTGAGCAACAGCCGCAAGAGCAGGGCGCACAAGCTCAGCAAATGAGCGAAGGCCCAGGGCTTGACGAAACACCCATGCACGAGCAGGCAGAGGCGCCCGCTTTCGAGCAGCAAGAACCCACCATTGAGCCGCAAGAGGCGGCGCCAGGAGACATGCAATGACGACCGTGGCAGCAGGCGCAAGCCAGACATTCACCGCAGGCATCAGCGGCGTTATCTACACAGTGACAGTGGAGGGCGGGAGCATCGGCCAAGTGACTGGACAAGGTGGCCCAGTTGCGCTTAGCCCGTCTGGCACACGTCGCGGCTTCGGGCCTCTTGACGCAGGCCAGAGCATCACGGTCAGCATGCAGATCGGATCGGCCAACGTGACCGGGGCAGATGCTGATGGCGCGCAGATCATTGACCCCGGCACCGGCCTCCCCCTCTCCACCTCTGGTGGTGTGGCTCCTGGCCGATCCACAAAGTACACGGATATCAAGTTTGCGTCTGATACGGCAGGCTCTAATGTCGGCAAGACTTTTGAGCACGTGCGGTCTGTGCCCTTTGCATTTTGCGGAGGTCGCCTGATTGCGTACTCGGCTGGGACTGCTCAAGCATCAGGCGTCTTGCAAGCTGCCGTCTCGTCTCAAGCTGCCTACAACTCGGCCAGTGACGCGGCACCCGTGTCCGTGACGTGGAATGGGGCGACCTCACCAGGCGCAGGCGGCGTGTTTACCAATACCCGAGGCAGCGATGGCATCATGCTTGGCCTGTCTGACCCCTTTGTACTGGCATCGGTCGCTCGATCTGATGGCGGGGCTGGCGCGATCATCGCTATCCGCGCCGAAGCGGCAGCGGCCGGGTCTTTTATCTTCTCGCTGCGCCCCAACTCAGTGGCTGCACAAGGCACGCAGTACAACACCGACGCAACTTACGTTGACTACTCACGAGAAGCGACCGGCACTTACGTCTCGACCAACAAAGCGGGCTTTGCTGGCGCTGCTGCCGCCAACGCAAACGGCAACTTGACGATTTTCGACGTGATGCTTTTCGGCACGTCGCGCGTCTACTCTGTCGGCAATGTAGGCGACTCGCTCGCGCAAGGACAGTACGGCAACAGGTCCAGCGACAACGATATCAAATTGGCGTGCGACTCTCTCACGCTGGACGGCTCTGGCAATGTGGTGTACGCGGGCGCAGGGACGATGCCGGGCAAAGGCGTTGCGACTTTCGGCTATCGGGCTGTTGAGTACATCAACAAGTGCAAGCCTGACGCTCTTGTCTATCAACTCTGGTCGCCGAATGACGGGTCTGTCTCGACCGCTGCAATTTCGACGTCACGCGCTTACCTGTATC